TCACACATCAACCTCGAAATAAGAATGGCTTAAACAGTTACTGTAAGAAATGTACCAGCGATGGGGCGAAAGCATCTAAATTGAAGCATAAAGTAGAAATTTGGAATGTAGATGGTTATGACTCAGAGAAAGAACATTTCAATGCAGCGATAAAACAATATGCTGAAGTGTTTAATTGCCCCCAATTACTAAAATATATTAAATGACCCCAGCTGAATACATAACAATTAATTATACAGAGATTAAGAAATGGTTATACAATATTACTAAAGGTGAAAAATCTCACCTATACGAAGATTTCCTACACGAAGTAATTCTCATATTTCTCTCTAATCATCTCTCCCAACAGGCAATTGACTCAGGTACAGCACGTTTCTTCTTAGTTCGCATCGGTCTTAATCAGTGGAGAAGTTCCACATCACCATTTCACTACCAATACAGAGACTCATTCCTCGATTTCCCAGACAGGGAAGATGCCGCAGCAGAGGAGTATGATATGACAGAAGACATATTAATTGAGATGTTATTAGATGGGTTAGATAAGATGTATAATGGAGATGCCAGGTATGAGGCGACAATTATGATAATTTACTTCAGTATGGGGAGTAATTATAGTGCTGTAGGACGCGAGTTAGGTATTCCTAACACAACCATACGAAAAATAGTGTTACGTGGAATAGATAAACTTAAATACACAATAAAACAAAATAATGATGATGATAATAATACAAACCTTAATACTCAGTTTAGTGAGTGGAATATGTTGGGCGGTAGTAATTACAAGCCAACCCTATCAATGGTGTCTCAACTTTTTAAAACTAAATACTTTCAAATTACTTAATTGTGCCCTATGTTCAGGTTGGTGGACTACAGCCTTAATATTACTTTATATGGGTAATACACTAACTATGTCAGTTCTATTTAGTGGTGTAGGTGCATTCACAGCTGAGATGATATACAGAAAATTAAACATAATCGAAATATGAAAACACCTACAGAAGAACAATTAGAATATATCGAATCTATTAGATACCAGAAACGATATGGAAAGGAGGATAGACTTAAATTGTATCAAACTTACAATGATATCTTCCAAACCAAGATAATACCCTCAACATGCGGGTCTTGTATAGCAAAACGACATAAACAATTAATCGAATTAATATGAATCCAAACGGAAATCCAACATGGCAGGAAGGAGTAAGTGGTAATCCTAACGGCCGTCCCAAAGGGGCAGGTAATAAAGTAACTACTAAAATTAAAGAAGCATATCAGAAATTAGTTGAGGGTAACCTTGAAAATATGACTGAATGGTTAGGCGAAGTAGCAGCTGATGACCCTAAGGAGGCGATGATGTTGATGCTTAAACTGAGTGAATATGTTATCCCTAAATTAGCCAGACAGGAAGTAGTCGGTGCTGATGGAGATGATTTATTTAAGAATATGAAATTCGAATTTGGACCAGACATCAATGACGAAGGCGATAGGATTCAGTCCACATAAGAACCAAAAAGAAATTATTAATAGTGTATTGGCTGATAAAACCAAACACCATATAGTTTCTGTAGGAAGGCAATTTGGTAAATCATTAATGGGGATAAACCTACTATTGTATTGGGCAATTAATAATAAGGGATGTAAGATATTATGGTGTTCACCGACGTATTCCCAGACTAATAAAATACAGAAAGAAATTGTAAATGCAGTTCGACATACTAACATTATATCAAGCTGTAATTACAGCGAATCCTACATTAAGTTTAGAACAGGCAGCGAAGTGTATTTCCGAAGTGCTGAACGATACGATAACATCCGAGGATTTACTTTTGATTATGCAGTATTGGATGAATCCGCTTTTATGCGAGTTGAAACATGGACAGAGGCCGTACGCCCTACTCTTGCCGTACGCGGTAAGAAAGTATTGTTCCTCTCTACACCCAAAGGTAAAAATTGGTTTTACGATATTTTTGAACTAGGTAATAGTAGTGATTATCCAAACTATAAATCATATAAGGGCACTTCAATGGACACTCCATTCATATCAGAAGAAGAAATTGATGATGCGAGACAAACATTACCACCGAATGTGTTTAAACAGGAATACATGGCTGAATTTATTGATGATGGAGGTGAGGTGTTTAGTAATATTAATAACAATACGTTTGATAAGTATCCAGCCAAACAAGGACAATTGTATTGTGGAATTGACTTAGGTAGAGTTAATGATTTCACTGTCGCTACTGTAATGGATAAACAGGGTAATGTCATAGACATATACAGAAACAATAAGTTACAATGGAGTGAATTGGTCGCTGACCTGCTTACGTTTATCCGCCGATATAACTGTGTTACTTTAATTGAAGTCAATTCCATAGGTGACGTCGTGTTTGAACAACTCAAATCGAAGTATAACAATATTCAACCATTCGTGACTACTAGTAAATCGAAACAAGAGGTGATTGAGGGATTGATTTTAGATTTTAATGAGGGCAATGTTAAGATACCTAGCAAGAAATTATTCCAACCGCTGTATGATGAGTTAGGTTATTTCACATATGAGTATAATCCTAAAACACGGTCTATCAAATACACCCATCCATCTGGATTACATGATGATTGTGTTATTAGTTTATGTTTAGCAAATTATTGTCGCAAAACCCAATCGTCACGAGGTGTATACAATTATGTGGTGTAATTATATTTAATACCGATGTCATACAGCTTAGTCATAGGAGAAAAGGAATACACATTACCAAGTGATATTCCAATTGATAAGTGGGTTGAATTAAATAAAAATTCTAACCCGTTTGTGTGGATGAATTCTGTATATGATATCCCAATCGATGAAGTTAAATTAATACCTGAAAAAACTAGGGAATTAGCAATTCAGCTTATTAGGGCAATTATGAATCCTACATGGGTCCCAATTAGACAAACCCTTGTTGATACTGAGTTAATTAATTTTGAAGACATCAAATTAGGACAATTTATTGATTTGGAAGTCTACATCGATGATTACTATACCAATTATCCTGAAATTATAAAAGTATTATATCAAACTGAAAACAACGTAGGCAACTTAGGTATCAGCCAAGTCCATTCTGCTGTGATTAAATTCCTTACCTGGAGATTATTGTTATACAAGCAATATAAAAATTTATTCGATTTAGATATCGAGGACGATGAGATAGTTAAAGTAAAACAAGATAAACACGTTAAACCCGCACACATATGGTACGACGTGGTCATGACTTTAGCTGACGACAAATTCCTTAACATGGATGCAGTATTAGAGAAGCCACTTATCCAATCCCTGAATTGGTTAGCATGGAATAAGGATAGGCAAAGGGCATTAAACGAACAACTTAGAAAGAGATGACATATAAAAATTTAGTTGATAGATTAGAAGAAATTATCGACGCCCACTATTTTATTAATACTAGGGGATACGGCAATATAAGCGACATCGAAGTTCCTGAGAATGAGGAACCGCCTAATTACCCTTATGCCTTTATCAACCCCGTTGATATGGCATATACTAGAAATAGTTTTACCTGGAATTTTAATTTAATACTGATGACTCAGGTTAATGATTCCCAAACCGATGATTTATCAGGACAGGATTCGATGGTCCAAATTATTAGCGACGTCGTATCCCAATTCTTATTAACTACAAACGACCCACTAATTGATGTTGTTGTTCCATTTACAATAACACCATTTAAAGAACGATTCCAAGATGATGTTGTAGGTGCGACTGCGAACATCACAATGACTTATGCTAAGGCAATTGATGGTTGTGATACTCCGTTCTCACCAATTCCGGTTCCCTCAGGTAGTTCATGTCCATATGCTACAATAACTGATGGAGATGGTTCGATTCATTTTGTAGATGCGGGAGGTGATTATACCTGCTTACCTGCAACTGCTAAAGCAGGTATTTTTTATCAACGTGCAATTCCTTGGGAAAACAATGACCCTGGTGTTGTTGGTTCAGTTTATTATCATACCCAAAACGGAACATACGATTATACACCTCCTGCTAATCCACTATATATCTCAGCACTACCTAACGATTATGCTGGTAATGATGCTAATTGT